TGAGATGTCTGCATCTGGTGCTACAACATGACGATGAAAGCTACGACTGATCTCTGTGCCATCACGTTTGATCACTGTCGCAGTTCTGACCTGCACCATTTTGTAATCGCCTACTACTTCTATTTTGTCTTCTATTGTTTCTTCGCTTAATGCCATTTTTATCTCCTTTTGGTTAATGGACTGTCCAACCCTGCTATCCCACAGGGCTATTCTGTTAAATAAGTAAAGTTTAGTGAACCCTCAAAATTTGCAACTTGGCTTTCATTTATTGCTTCAAAACCATAATCAGTATCACTTTTCTGCATATATAAATTACCATAATTGGTGTTAGGAGTAGGAGCAAAAAACCCACCCATATTATTATTACTATTAGCGTAACCTCTAAACAAAATAGGAAAAACCATTGAGTTTACACCGCCAGAGGGAGCAGTATTAATAAAATTAAAAGGAAACCCACTCATTAAAATATTACCACTTGGACTACTTTCTCCTAGCGTTTCAAATCTAGCAAAAATTGTTACGAGGTTTCCAACCTTAGTATAGTATGCACCAGTATAACCAGACCTCGGTGTGTAAGAACCAGAGGTAGACATAGGAAAAGAAATTGTCCACTGGCCTTCTTCGTAATCGTCAAGAAGTTCATTAGTCATACCACTAGCCTGACCTGTAGCAGCAAAATCAATTCCACCACCAGAACCTACTTTTACACGATTGGTTAGGAATAGATCATAAAACCTACCAGTATCAAACCCTAAATCAACCCCACCATTGCTTGCACTGCCATTCTTAAAAGGTGTGAGCCCAGAAGCATCAAAACGTATTCCTGACGCATTACCAGTGCTTCGTAATAGTAAGCGTGTACTGTTTATTTCAATCTGGCCTGTTTCAGAACCTGATGCACCAAACTGGAGATTTCCAGTTCTGATAAATACATTACCAGAGCTATTTATCTTCATGCGTTCTGCAAGAGTGCCATCATTGACTGTAGAAAATTTTAAATTTGAACTGGTGTTTGCGGCATCACTCCAATTTTCCTGTCCGTCAGTTCCAATGGTGGCGGCAGTAACTTGAGTACCAGCTCTTGTGCTTACGAAATTTAGTATACCTCCATAACCACCATTTTGTGTGTTTTCTATTGAAATAGCGGCACTTGTATGATCTGATGCAGTTTTACTTACAGTAACCTTACCAGCAAAAGTAGCATCACCCGAAGTATCTATCCTCATGCGTTCTGTAGAGTTAGTTCCAAATACAATAGGCGTACCAGTTGCACCGATAGTATATATTTCAAGAGCTACATTAGTCCCATTTGAACTTATAATTTGGTTTGAATAAGTTTGTCCACTTATCCCTGCATTATTTCCTTTGGTTCTTAAATGTAATGTTTTTGAATTTATCTGTGAACCAGTGGTGCTTGTATTTGCATCTGTAGATATTGCAGAATTAGCAGTGATCGCTCCATTAACAGTAAGAGAGTTTGTAACAGTACATTGGGCGGTTTCAATTCTTAATCTTTGACCACCATCTGTACCTAAATATAATGTCCCTGCCGCACCTTGAATATATTCATCAGAAGTTGAAGCAAAAGCAAAGACACCTGTTTGTGGTAAAACAACACTATTACCACCCGTTATATTTCCACTGACTTCTAATGTACCATTCATATCTATGGTAGTTGCATTAATCTCAATTTCTGTGTCAGAAACTAGATCTAATACCCCATCTGCACTTTGATGGATATATGTACCAGTATCACCAAACTGTAATTTACTAGTTCCAGTTGTATTTATTGTACCACCAAAAGTAGCATTACCATCTACATTAAGCGTACTATCAAAATCTACTGCACCTGTTACACCAAACGTACCTGTGAAAGCCTGATTTGCAGCTTGAAAAGGTAAGAAACTAATAATTTGAAGCAAGTCGCCTGTTGTCGCACCAGATGCTAAAACAACGTCAGAACCATTTGTAGCTGTAAAGTCAGCAGGAGAAAGTTTAACTCCATTCATATATACATCGACGTAATCGGGCGTGTATCCAGCTGTGTTAAAAGTTGTTTGGTTGTTAGTAGCAGTAAAGTACTCGCGCCGTTGTGTGGCTTTCGGTACTGGTTGAACCCCTATATATCCTGCCATTTAAGATCCCTCCAGTGTTGTTATTCGAGCTTCTAATGTTTCTATCTTTGCCATTGCTTCCTGGAGAGCTTTAATTGCCATCCAAGTCATTTGTTGCTCTTTGACTGCTTTTCTTTCATCGGTGTCTGTTATGTTAAACTCAGTGACTAGCTCTGGATGGTCGGCCTCAACATCTTGAGCAATAACACCCACCTTCTTGCTATCACTGTCTGCATCTGAATTATAATGAAACTCTTTGAGTGACCACTTTTTTACAACATCCCATTTAGAGCCTAGTGAACTAATATTTTTCTTTTCTCGTTCATCAGAAAGATTAACATTGTTACCTGAGTAGTTGTATACACCACCATTTGCATTGACATACCATTTATAATTAGAAGTATCGTGAACATGAAGAACACTACCACTTGATGAAGTAAAATAACCATGTCCGATTGCATCAAACCTACACCCTGCCGTTGCTACAGCAGTTGTACTTTTACCGATTGTTGTGTTGTCAAGAAACCAGCTACCAGTAGCTGAAATTCTAGCATATTCCGTAGTACCTGCATGACCATTCGAGCCATTCCAAAATCTTATCCAATTCGATTTTAAATACATATCGTCATAAGAACTTATGGTTGTATCACCATTATTACTACTGAGAATATACCCTAACGAACCACTACTACCCCATATAATAGGTGCACCTTGACCTAGTATTGTTCTACCAGCGCTATCTATTCTCATTCTTTCATGCAGAGTTTCATTCTCTACTGTGGAAAATGTCAAAGCTGCATCAACAGTAGAAGCCGTAGTAGTCCATGCTTGCTCTTTTATCCATTTAATTGCTTTATATCCAAATAGGTATCCATTATTTCTTGCTAAACCAAAACTTATACAAACACTATCATCTGAACCATCAACATTATTATTAACAAGTGCTAATGCTGTAGCTTCCCCTGCCACATCCTGTTCTGTTTGTAAGATTGCATAAGGGTTTCCTGTGCCAAGACCCAATCGTCCATCACTATTTAGCGTCATGGCAGTGCTAAAACTTATAGTACCATCTGCACTACCTGACGCTGCTTGGTTAAAATAAAACTCTCCATTTTTAAGTTGAAGATTATTAGCTTCATTATTATTAATATAATTCCAAGCCCCATCGTGATAAACATTTTGCCCTATAAACAAAGAGGCATCGCCACCACCAGTTGCGTGACTCCAAATCGCCCCACCACCACCTATTTGCAAAGCCCTATAATCGCTATGCCACGCTTCAGGGAGCGCACCAATACCAACATTTCCTGAATTATCTATCCTCATGCGTTCGGCTGGAACATAGGCACTGCCATTCCAACCACCAGTATAAAATTGGATGCCCTGACCACCCCTTGCGTCTAACATAATACCAGACATGTTTTCGCCACTGTTTTCAAAAGTGACATTCCCAGCTGTATCTAGTAGAAGGTTAGCACCAAGCATATAATAACTACCCGAACCATCCCCCAAACTGCTAATCATAAAATTGGGGGCTGCTGCATTAGTTGAATCAATGGAGATTGCTTGTGTTCTAGTGTCATCAGCTTTAACTGTAAGTCCAGAAAACGCTCGCCCAAGACAAGCTCCAGTTCCAGTTCCTGTCGTTGCAGCTAGTGGGGTTATTCCAATACCTACTTTACCACCATTAAAGTAGCTGTCTCCACCTGCCCTGATTTGAACAGTAGTCGTATCTACATTTTTGATACGCAATCTTCCTTCATTTACATCATTTGTAGATAATTCAAAAGTATCTTTACCATCTGTGTTTGGAGAGCAAACAATTCCCCCATTTACATCTAATGTATTATTCGCAGAGGTTGTCCCAATGCCAACCCGACCATTACCATGAACGTAAAATAAAGGATTAGTTCCATCGTGATCATTTATCGTTAACGCTCTATCTACATCTGTTGATCCTGCATGGATTAACACTCCATAAGAACGATCATTGTCTGTTTCTTCATTTTTAAATGTAGCCACATATGCGTTGTCAGACTCTCCATCAGCACGAACCACATTTACTTTACCACCAAAAGTAGCATCTTGAGAGCCATCTAGTGTTAATGCCGTTGCATTCGCACCAGTTTTAAAAACCATAGAACCTGTGTAACTAATATTACCGTGATCTGGATCACCTGAGTGACCCATATTTATTTGAGCAAGAGTGCCGTTGCCATTAGCGTTGCCAATATTCAGTACGCCAGTTGTTGCTCCAGACCCGTGGTTAATTGTTACGTCACCAGTAAAAGTAGTTTGACACAGCGTGACAACACCACCTAGAGCAGTAAGATAGTTTGTGCTCTGGTCGGCTTTTCGGATAACTATGTTGTCGCCTTGGATATAACTATACCCACTACCAGAACTCTCTGTGTAGATGTGCATTTCATCTGAGCTACCAAAACGAGCTTTTGCATCATCAGTGAAATCTAAATGGCCTGTAAAATCATCACCAGACACATTTACATAACGAGATTCAGCTTCAGTACGTTGGTAGCCGTCTACCTGTACAACTACTGGGCGTGATCCTAAATAACCTGCCATTATACATCTTGCTCCAATACTGATAAGACACCATCAACTGATGCAGAGGTATCTGATTGAATTGTTATTGCGTCCCCTGTCATAGCTATAATTTTCCCATCTAACACCGAGAACGCTGTGTTTGCAGGTATAGGAACAGCTTTAATTAGAAATACGCTTCCTATTTTAACATCAACAGCTATTTGAGAAGAAGTAACATTTGCGACATTTAACCCAATTATGACCATCGTTTTGTTGCTTGCGACTGTATGAAATGTTGATGCCGATGTCCCGCCACCATCTACTTTAAAATTTTTAAATACATTTGCCATGAACTACCCCAATGCTATTGATAAGGCGAGAGCTATCCCAGCCTCGTCTACGTTTAAATTTGTTCGGGCATTCGCCGCCGTCGATGCACCAGTACCACCATTAGCAATCGCCAAATCGGTACCACTCCAGTTCGAGTTGCTAACATTTGCGGAAGTAGCTAACGCACCTAGCCCAAGAGTGGTTCGCGCCGCAGCTGCGTCCGCATCATCAACCAAAGACGCACCAAACGTTGTAATCGTACTAGTTTCGACCTTATCAGTATTTAAGTTTGTAAAGTTCGCATCTACTTCAGTGTTCGTTAGGGGCGAACCCTTGCCAGATCTTGTTACAATAGTAGCCATGATTTACCCCTTAACTCCCTAGCTTGCTGACAATGTAATTGTCCAAGTAACGGACATTGTGTCATCAGCGGCTTTGTTAACGACGCTGAATACGGTTCTACAAAGCATGTCACCTGATGTCGAGGCGTTAAAAATGCCTGCCTCAGTAACTGCGCCTGTTGCATCTCCAGCCTCAAAAGCAGAAACATAAACCACTTTTTCATTATTTGAACCTGATATGGTCGTACTATCTAGGGCTTCACGTGCTCCTAAAAGAGTTACCAAATCAGTCTGACTTGCTGCCGCTGCTGTTGTCCCAGAGCCTAACGCCATATGTGACATGACGTTTTTAGAAGCATCTTTCATACGGGACGCAATGTACTCTAAGCCTTTATTGACGACAAGGTTTTTAACTTTCCTCTCATCTTTGATGTTCCCGGCCTTGTCCTTCAGGACTATACTAAGCTGACCGGAGAGCTTTAAATTTTCGTTAATCATAACGATCTCCTAAAAGGTTCGGGAAGCGCCGACGTAGTCTTCCTGAAAATATGTGAAATCAGCATAACCCTGATTCCTTAAAGACCCCGCGTCGGTCATCGAGGTCGTTTCTGATGGTCGTTTCCCAAAATTTAAAACGTCTCCATCGGTAACTCCAAACGTTTCTGCAAACGCTCTATTAAAAGTCATTTCTATAAGAAGGGCATCTGTAAGAGCCGCTGTATTTGTCGTTACTTTTGCAAATTGTAGTTCTTGATCGTCTTGTGTTGTCGCAGCTCCATCAATATCATCTGTTGCATCAACAAGGTTTGCCAAAGACTTTGTAAGGGCTCTAGCAGTAATAACATCTGTGACCGCTGGCGTATCACTTGGGTTTTTACCAAAGGCAAAAGGTTCTAACTGGTCAGCTACCGAAGGCGCTTCTGATAGTCCTTTACCCGCTTCAAGAGAAGCGGCGTCTTCAACAACTGATGCACCGTTAGCAAATGCTGTAGAAAATTCTTTAGAAATTGGATCAGTAATAAACGCTGTATCAAAGACCGGACGAGCTAATCCTCGAACAAGATCACCATCATCAACTACAGATATTGTATCAGCCGCTCCCTTACCAAGAGTTAAGCTAGAATCGTCAGTGATAGAAGCATTATCACTAAGCACTTTAAATAACGCTAAAATCGCACCATCACTAGCTCCTATGCCATCTTTGACATAAAAAGTATCAATATACTCAGCAAAGAGCATAAAATTGCCACTCTCCGCCGTCATTTTAATAGCCTGATACTCTTCAACAGTAACAGTTGTTTTAAGTTGAGTAAGCGTGATCTTTAAGTTATTAATTAATACCGCAGATTTTAACTTCATGCAAAATCCTCACGTATTCTAAATTTAATAATGTCGTAAATCGTTTCTCGTAGACCTGTAGAACGAACTACTTCAATTTCTCCTTCGTAGGTGCCAGGATCTTGATTAAGATCGTTTGTCTGCCATTGTATAACTCCAATACCCGTATCAGCTGTATCTGGGTTTACATAAACTGTACGAGAAAATAAAACAGTAGGTTCGCCCGCAGCTCTGAAATGAAGTGTAACTGTTGCACCAGTTAAATCTGTTGCGGTGTTTGTGTCTTCGTCTACAAAGGTTAATTTAATTTGGGGGCCTGTATCGCCTTGAACGTAATTAAATGAAGTTGACATTATGCTACTCCCCTAACACCAGTAAAGTTTGGGCCTCGAACCCGCATACCAACACGACGATAATCACGGCTTTTAGCAGCGTCCGCTTCCTGTAAAAATTTCTGACGATAGTAAACAGAAAGTTCAGGGTTACTCCACTCTTTGCCAGGAACCGAAGCAAGCTGAGAGATCGCACCATAAGCTATACAACGCCCGTGAGACTCGAAGATCCAATCTTCAATCCCCGTGGCTGTTAACTTAGTCTTTAGCACACCTGACCCCCTAAACTCGTACTTTTTATCAGGAGTAGGGTAGAACTTAACTGACGCATCTTGGTAAATAGAATAATACTGAGGACAACTATTAGTAGAAACGGTCGTAGAGTTAAGATGACGGTCAGTAATTCTAGGAATAACCCGATCATTTACAACCATCTCAAATATATTCTCTAGTACTGCTTCACTTGAAGGTAGAAAAATAGGATAGTCAGCAACATTCTTTACGGCAAAATCTTTTTCAATTTCAAAACGCCATACCTCACTTCGCTCAAAAAACTTTGCAGCTGCTTCTTGTAAATGAGCTTCCATTACAATTTCAGGACACCCAGAAACATAGGGCTGAAGGTAAGGGTACAATTTATCCCATAAGACAGTTGCCATTATGTCACCGTACTTCCTGGTGAGGGCGTAACAGCCGCGTCTACCTGTGTTTTTGTACCAATGGCGTTTGTGAAAGACTGGTACGAAGCCATAGCTCGCGCCTCATTTGCACCATATTCTGCGTCTTTTGAGTACGCCCTGTATAAAACCCAGTCTGTAATAGGGCTTAGGTAAATATCGTCTAGTAAAATTACTGCTGTATCATTATTTGCAGGGTCTAACTGTGTTTCAGTCATTGTATGCGCTCCAGGCGCATCTGCGTAAATGACTTCTAACTGCGCTACCGCAGTAGAAGGAGGGTAAACATAAAACTGTTTAGGTGCACGCGCGTCATAAGTATAATGCTGAATATTATCAGTCTGTGTCTCCGCGTGCCAGCCAGGACGTTGATCATCTAAAACACTTCGGGCAACAACTCGAACAACCTTTTTATTTGAACCAGTTTTTACGTTCCGTGTTACATCTAATAAACGTAAAGCAGAAGGAAATCCCCCACTAGAAGCTGTTAAGTCTTGTTTAGTGCCAGCGGCGCAAGTAAACGTCGCACACTTGGCATTAGCATCAGGCCGTAAAAGAACAATACTAAGGTACGCCTCATTAAGCCATCTTTGTAATTCAAGACGAGGCCAACGAACATTGGTGTCTTGTAAAATTGATTCAACGCGTGAAATTACTTCTATAACTTTAATCGTCGCCATTTTCCCAAGCCTCATTTATGTTAGGCGTGCTAGGGTCATCTGCTTTTAGAGTTCCATCGGTATTACGCGCACGCTTTCGTGTGGATGCAGGTGTGGAAGAAGGCGCTTTAACATTAGACTTATGAGTTTCAGCAAGAGCTTTACCTTTTTCATTAAGTTGAAACTCATTATCAACAATACCACCTATCTCAATACGTTCTTCGTCGATCACAACCATCGCTTTGTTGCTTACTATTTCTCCGCCCAGTTTTTCAAGTAACTGATATATATCCATCGCAAAACTCCAGTATTTGAGAGGGGGTTTTTACGCCCCCTCCAGAGGTTTAAGAAGCTGAGCCTACAATCGCAGTCACTAATGCGGTGTTTTTGACAACTTTTCTGCCATAAACTGCAAGACCTCTAACGATGTCTCCAAAGTCAGTTTGATTTCGGAGTGGTTCAGTTTTACTGATTTGCGAAGCAAATGCACAAGCATCTGAAGTACCCGCTACCATCATCCTTCTAACTTTAGCGTTAGAAACTGTGGCACCAGTACTAGTTGCTGATAGACCTGCAACAAGTGCTTTAGCTGCTTGCCCTTTTGGCAACAGGTTAGACACATAAACAGTAAATCTATCGAGCATTCCGATTTTACCAGTACGAACAGTACTCGCTGCATCTCCAGTGAAGTATGCTTGAGCAATATCTGTTTGCATTAGAAGCTGACGATCAAATGGTGAAATAATCAACCATCTGCCATCTTCAGGTACGTTTTGCTCGTCTAGTGTTGCTGACATAGCTAGTATGCCCTTCAAGACGTTCGCAGGGGTTGCCTGATCGATTGGAGCAACATCTGTACCGAGATTATACCCAGCAGATTTTGCACCAGCAGTTGCACCTTTATTAGCAGCCGCGGCACCAGCAGTAACAAAATATTGAAAGAAAACTTCGTTTTCAATCGCAATCTTCAACTGCTTTGCAGCATCGTCGGTAAACATGTTCATCAGATCCATGTCAGCTTGGTGCGCTAGCACGTCGTTAACTTGAACACTGAAGTATTTACCTTTGTCTATCTGCATATCAACAGTGACTGGTACTGGAACTTCGTTTGTTAGAGTTGTACCCGCACCTGCGTAATCATTAATAGTGATTGATGGAGCAGTACGGATGGTTATAGTATCACCTTGATTTTTGATTTCGCCTTCCCAATTAGTGTTGGCGATTTCAGTCATCATGGTATTCGCATAAAATTTTGCGTTTAGTTTATTACTCCACAACTGTGGAATAAAAGTTCCCGAGTAACTCGGATTTGTGTCGAATGAGCCGGAGCCTACGACGGGGAATACAGCAGCCATTTTGGCCTCCTTAAATTAAGTTGTTAAGACGGCTGCTTTTTATAGATTATCTTACGCGATTTTCCATATAGGCAGCAGTCAATTCTGCTTCAAGTTTTGCCGCATCATCGTACTTCCCTCGTGTGTTTAGCGTTCTTACCTTTACCCAAGCATTATCCATGTCTTTAGCAGAATAAAACTTACCGTTTTGGTTTGTCGGCGTCTTCACAGAGTTTGCACTCCGATTTGGCGCGACCTGTTTCTCGAGCTCTGTTTGTCGAACTGGCTTTTCAGCTTCACTTGACGTTTCAGCTAATGTAGATTTCCATAGATTTACATAATCAGCTATGGCTTCCGCATCACCTGAATCAAATGCAGCTTGGGCCTGAACTCTTCGCGGGGCTCGTAACATGGGATCATGTTCATTTAGCCACGCTACCCAACGTTCGTCGTTGTCTACTTGAGCAAAATCAGGAACTAAATTTATTAATTTCTGACTAAACCCAACTTCGCCAACTTGTTTATCAGTTCCTGCAATTTTTTCTTGCAGAGCCTTGATAACTTTTTCCTGTTGTTCAAAACGCTCCTCATATTCCTGAGAAACTTCTTTCGCAACTTTTCGTTGAACATTGAGCAGATCTTCTCCAAACTCTTCTCGATCTGCGTCGGTCACTAAACTAACTTTCTCCTTCGGCTTTGTCGGCGCTTCGTTTTTTGCAGTCATTTCCTTCCGAAATGCGCTTAGTTCGTCAGTTAGCTGCTTAACTTGGTGGTGCAGCCTGGGAACTTCAGCGTCGTACTTACCCCTTAAGGTATTGTACTTCTGCTTAAACTCGTCCTCTACGTCCGTCGGTGACGTGTCAGCTGGCTTTACTTCTACAGGATCAGCTTTTAATTCAGTATCAGCAGATTCTTTCGTTTTAGTATCCGTGTCGACCTTTTCGACTTTAGACTTTTTAGTCTTAGTGTCTTTAACATCAGTTTCTTCAGTTGCTTCTACAACTTCAGTTGGTGTTTGGTCGGAATGGGCTTGTAACGCTTTCTCTAGCTCTTCAACGTCCTTTAATTGTTTCTGTACCTGTCTCGGTAACGCCATATTTTTTCTCCTTAAAGCTCCAACTCTGTTTTACAGCGCCCCGTGGGTAAGCTGCTCCCGTCTTTGGTCTGCTTCGTCGTGCTCTTACGAGCGGTTAACTACTTTAGACGCATCTTCAATCGCCTTTAGTAGATCTTTAAATGCTTCGCAGCGACCCTGCAGACGGTGGATCATAGCCATGTCATCTGCTTGTACTAACCGCGAAACGGCCTTATCAATTTGCCCTTCTAGCAAAGCTACAAAGGCATCATTGCCCGTTTCTTTAATTTTTAGCAGCGAGCTAATTTGCTGCTGGTCACAAAGATTCAAGTCAATCATATACGAATAATACTCAAAATATGTTAACGTGTCAACAGATTGTCAGTTTATCAGTCTTCCTTTTTCTTTTTATTTAAAACACTGCCTGTAAGGATGGCTCCAAAAGATAAATGAAATAAGCCTCCCCCCATTAAAGTATACGGACTATGATGGTCTGTCATTTTTCTCATTAACTCCATCTGGAGTTGAGTATTTTCCATTGAGTTAATCGTATGTATAAAACCTGCTATTTCTGGTCTGTTAAAGCCGTACCATACAGGAACAAGTACAAAATCAAATAAACATATAAAGAGGTAAACCCCCAACGCTATTGATTGAAAGTTAACCTGAGCCATTGCTCAATCAGTCTATTGCCCATTTGGTCTTGGGCTCATCGTATTAGACTGCCTGCCACCTTGGGGCGTACCATCTTCCTGTAAATTCGCAGCTTCTTGCTCAGCTTGTAACTGTTGCATCATCATCTGTTGCTGTTGTACCATTTCCTGTTGTTTTTGTACATCTTCTCTGGAAGGAACAAGACGATCAACATTAGTATTTAAATTGCCTGCCATATCTCTCATAAGCTCTGCTGTGCCAGGAAGCCCGACAATCTGTTGAGCAACTGGGCTTTCCAGTACCATACGGAGAAACTCACTCTTACGTACTGATTCAGCTTCTTTAACGACAAGAGACATCGCTCCTCGCGCTAGAATCTGCACGTCGCCTATTAAATCTGGATCATCCGCGTACCTTAGATTTCGCTGGTACTGTCGTTCGAGCATTGGGCGAATAACGTCGAAATCAATATTACTTATAACCTGCTTGATAGATTTTCCTGCGTTACTCATTAACATAGATAGTCCAGATGACGTTCTACCAGCGCCTGGAACATGCGCACCAGTCATATATTTAGGTATTCCTGACACCTCATCAGCTAAAACCATAAACTTATCGAACACACCCATAAGCTCGGCTGCGTTAGAATTTGGCTGAAAAAATGTCATGGGGGGCGAGGAATCATTATAATCAGATTGCTGGAACTGCCAGATTTTCCAAGGATACATCTGTGTGATATCCTCGCCCGCAGGGAGACGGCTGATATTTACACCGACCTGTGGGCCAGAAGAGATACCCATATTATTAGCAAGCGCTCGAGCAGCAGCGTTGCACATATTTTGGGCGTCCATACAAAGGTCGGAGACTCCGTTACCATCAAGACGACCTGGCACTTTTTCGAATGAAGTAACGTAGTAAGGTTTACGACCTAAAGGGTCATAATTAAGAACTGCACGGATAACTGTATTATTAACCATCCATACTTCACAAGGGTAAGATTTCTGTGGGTCAGGAATTTCTTCTTCTGATAATCCCCACTCTAGTAATAAACTTCCTGGGATCGTATCCCATAACTGTATCGCAGCAATAACGTCGGAGCTTGCCTCATCCATATCAATACTGGTTACATCATTATGCTCGTTATTGTCTTGGTCAAGCCAACTCATGCCACCAGATCCAAAATCAATAAGCAACGAACGTACAGATGCTTCATTATATCCATCTACACCAAGCATATTTTCTACATCTTCGCGGGTAAGATGATGTACTTCTATAATAGGCATATTTTGAATGTCGTCGCCCCACGGTGCCCAGTAGAATTTAAACGGGTCAACACGCTCCCATTCGTCGCGAAAAATTTCAACTACACCAAGACCGCCTTCCATATATTTCATGGTTTTACGTTTACGGGGAATAGGCCCCTTCATTATCGCATAAGGGAACGTAGCTATATCATTAGTAAATTCAAACAGAGCTTTGGTATAACCGCCCTCTGTCATCTGGTCTTCCATTTTTGTTTCCATACGGTCGACACGTTTCTCTGCTTCAAACTTCATAGATCGCATGGCTGTGTCTTTCATACCACTAGCTAACTGCTTAAGTTCATCCTGAGTTGGAGGCTCGCCTCCTCCTGCATAATATTGAGCAAGATTCTCACGCATAATATTCTGCATTGCCTGAGCAACATCTGGGGGTACTTCGGGAATAGGAGTAGCAGACAGCGACCAAGGTTTATCTTCTCCTTGCCCTAAAAGAGTATCTCGCAGCCAAGCAGTTGCCGTTCGGCACTTCGAGCTTACGATACCCATAAAAATTTCAGAACCGCCCTGTTCTTTTATCTCTGCGAGCTTAGAAGGTTCGTACTCCATATTTCGTGCACGAACGCACGCAACAAGTCTATTTTCAAGTTCATCTCTAAAATGATCACGCATAATTTCCCAACGGCGTCGGGTATGCGCAGCCAAACCCTGAACGAGAGGACTATTCTGCGTGCCTTCCGACTCGCGTTTTGCTGCCGCTTCTAAATCACTAGCACGGGCAACAGGAATTATAGCTGGGCCAAGCGTCATATATTTTCAATACCATTAAACTGTTAACGCGTCAACAGATTATGTCCAACCACCAGAAGATACCCGAACAACATCTTTCCGCTGGTTACTAAAATTCATCGCCCCAAATACTTCTCCGCCATCAGCATGTAAACACAAATACTGGAACGCATCAGCAATGTCAGACCAAGGGTGGGACTTTTCAGGTTTTTCATCTCTTACTCCCTTAGTATTAATTTTGTAACGGTACTTACCCGCAAGGGCTTGCACCAAATTTGTCGCATGCGTGGGGCACGCAAGAAAACTATACTTGCCATCGACTACCCGAGTCAAGTATTTATCGACTGCCGAAATTCTAGCGGCTACAGAATTTGTTCTAGCAGGTTTTATAGTAAACCCTTCGTTCTTGTAGATGTCAGCTACCGTACGTTCATCTGTCTGAACGCGCTGGAAGGCCGCTGGATCAATTA